TCCCTGCCATGATGTCATTCCTTCTTTTGCGGCACCACCGAACTGGTCCCTCATGCCGGTCATCAACGCTTCAATCACCTTGTCAATTTCCACGTTCTGCTTCTGTAGCTCCTCTACAGTCATACCGAACGTATCCTGTAATATCTTCCGTGAGTTGATACCTACCTCTGAAAGCTGATTGAGCTCCTCAGCTGATACCTTGCCCAGTGCTCCCATCTGGCCCAGTGCCCTGGCTATCCTTGGAAGTGCATCTTCACCCATAATGGTGGAAACATCGACGAGTGTCTCCATTTTTTCTATTGCATCGTCCAGCCCTTCTTGTGTGGAAGCGTCGATAATGCCGAATGCCTGCATGGTAGTAAAGGCATCAACCGCTTTCTTGGTGTTGACAGGCATATCCAGAGCCCATTTATTGATCCGATCTAAGGTTTCGACGCCTCTTCCATTGGTAAGCTTATTGAGCTTTAACTCGATTTGCTCAAAAGCCGCTGCAACTCCTATAGTAGAGACGGCAACCTTCTTTAATATAAGCCCTGTTCCCGCTACTGCTATTGCAGCTTTAAGGCCGAGGAAACTCCCCCGGACCTTTGCAAGAGATCTGTCTACTGACTGCACCCTCGTCTTTAGCTTTTTGAAATTCGTGCCCAGGCTTTTAAGCTTTTTATTGGCGTCCGCTATGCCTTTGGCAATGATATTTATCTCAACATTTTCAGCCATAATTTGTTTCCTTTAATTCGGACACGTTGCACACACGCGGTGAAGCATATCGCGGAAGTCCTTTTTACACTTTTCTGTATAAGCACCTCCGCAATGCTCACCCACCGCCTTGCTTTTTTTGGTCCCTGGCGCCGCAAGATCCGGACGCTCAGTCTCCTCTATGCCGAGAAATCTCAGCACTTCCTTGTGGAACCTTACTTCTCTGTCACATCGTTCGATGTATGGTCCGCACTCTCCTGGGGTAAATCCCCAGAGGATTTCTTCTCGCTTTGTGATGTCTCCCCTGGCGAGACTTGCGACAGATCTGTCAATGAAGTCAAATCTATCTCCGGTAACAGGTTCCCGAGCACCGTCTTTAACTTCTGAAAGAGAGAACCAATCCGGTTGCATAAAAAAAAATCATTTATTACATTAACCGTAGTCTCCAGCTCCAGAACATCCTCAAATCCATTTGCAAGGGCTTCGGTGTCCTTCTCTTTCGGTGATTTTCCCTCTTCCCTGAGCACTATCGCAACCGCTGCCGGCAGCTTGTCCTCTAATACGTCAATGATGCTCATGACGTTGAGATCGCCGGTAAACTTAGTGCCGGACAATAGATTTTTTAACTGCTTAATCTGCCCCCAGACAAGAGGCTGCTGCGTAAACTTCGTATCACCTATCTCATACTCAAATAATTTCTTTTCTGACATATTTCCCTCTTTTTTTATCTGTTTTAATCTACTTTTATCCGCGTCCTAATACTGTCTTTTAATCAAACAAGATCGAAATCTCGTCGTCGCCGCTGTTCTCTGCCAGCTGGAACGTCTGCCCGGCTATCACCTGGCCCTCAGCATCATCGTCGCTTACCTTAGTCGCAAGCAGCTTCGGTGCGGTGATGGTAAACTTGTTGTACTGAGTTGCGCCGATAGAGCCTATAGTGAGCGCGCCGGTTGTGCCGGCCAGCCATATGCCGTACCAGTCGTGAGTCGCCACCAGGACCATCTCCGGGTCCATATCTCCGGACATATTCCTGTCGGTTATCACATTTGATAAAAAGCCCTCTGCGCTGTTTACCGTCTCTCTCAAATGAAAGGAGTTACCAAAGTCGATATTGATCGCAGACATTACCGCCGCATAAGATGCCACTGTGAACGACGCTGATCTGAATATCGGCGGTATAGTGGACTCATAAGTCGGTGCAAGTAGAGCTACATCTGTCGCTCCGTTCCACACTCCGGTAAACTCAAACTCCATCATTACCGGCTCGCCCTGCTTCATGGTGATCCTACAATTACCTCTTGCGCCCTTTATGCTTTTAAGAACGCCGTCCTCATAACATCCTAACGTGATACTTGACACCCCTGTCGATGCCGGCACGTAAGTCACTGTCTCTGACCCGCCTGTGGTGACAACCGTACTTGCCATCCCGCACGCCAGTAAATACGTATCAAGCGCAGGAAGGTTGCTGCCCGAATAAGCAGATCCGGCACCCTTCACCTCTACCTTGAAACTGATACTCGCCTTTCTTGAGCCCGCAAGGCTTGTGAGCCGTCCCAGACTCGCCTTTGCCGGGGTACGCTCGTGCATTGCAATATCCACGTCCACCTTCGGGTCAATCGCCAGGATGCCGCCCTCTGCCGTTGTCAACGCCTCTGCTGTGCCTTCTGTGGACTCGGCTTTCGCCGCTACTACTCTACGTTTTGTCAGCATTGTCGCTTACCCCCTTCGTTTTCGCTTTTGGTTTTGTCTCCTTCAATGGTTCCGTCTGCACGTCTTTACCATCGTGTATAACTTTACGTACAGACGCATCATTGACAGTATTGACAAACCCTGGTTTTTTATTTGCCATTGTCTTTATCCTTTATTTTTAACCCGCAGTTTCCGGGTCACTCGTTAAATGTCGGTATTCGATTAACAGCCCGATCACAATCCCTGCGTACCTCTGCTCCTCTTCCGGTTCAAACGGTGACGACGATGTCACCTGAGTGCTCAGCGCATTACCTCCGCGAGTTTCATCTACCATGACGATCTTCTTGATATCGCCCTCAAGCTGGTTAAGGCGACCGTCTGTAGAGATTGAGTCTGTGGGCTGATGGGTGTAAAAAGCCGGAAGGAAAACCTCCATCGAGCAGTGGGATAGTGCATTCGCCAGTGGCTTTTGGGACTGATCACCCGGCGACACCACAATCATCGGCAGCTCTGTGGTGCTGTTACCGTGTATCGACTGCCTCTGTACCGTGTCCGATGTAAAATCGAAGTTATACCCATTTCCGGTAGTAAGCCCCTCCAGGGTCGTCTTCAAATCCGCCAGTATCTTTTCCCGTACAGTATCAGCCATAAATCGTCCTTTTTAATTCCGCATTCAGAAATCCGAAATCCGCAATCGTTCTACCACTCCACAAGTACATGCCACATCCCATCATCACTTGAGATAATCTCTACTATCCTTGCCGTCTGAGCGTTTCCGTCCCTGTCTGTGATCGCTACGCGGTCGGCCGTCTTATTAATAGACGTCACACCGTCCGTGGCGTCGTTTGCTATGTACATCTCCGCCTGGTTATGTAACGTCAGCCTCTTATTCTCATCGTTCGGCTCTACCTTATCCCGTACCATCACGACATTGATAGACCGCGCACTCTCCCCGCTGGGCGTATACGAAACACTCTCGTCAAACTCGTCGTTACCGGCGAGAAAAACATTCTTAGCATCAGTCAATAAATCGTCTTTAAAAGTCATGGTATTTTATTAGGGTATGAGCGGGGAACTCAGTCCCCCGCCCCCTGAAATCTTCTAACTCGTAACCCGTAACGTGCAACTCGCAACTCGTTATGTATACGTCATCAGGCAAGCATTCTGCCACATTCCGAATCCTACGTTTCTCCACGAATCAACACCGTAGAGATGCCTCTTATTGTTAAACTCTTCCGCTGAACCTTCAGCTTGTGAGTCTATCTCAAGCGGTGTCTCTTCCTGTCTGATTAGCGCCTTTGTGCCGTTGCCATCAGCCCTGAACACATAAAACTCTGTTGTAGTGGTCAGTCTTGCGTTTACGCTAAACTTCACCTGGAAGTCACCAAGGCTGTGAATCACGTTTGTGTCTCCTGATACAATCGGGCTGTTGACTGCTGCGGCGGCTGCCTGCATCATGTTAGTCGGTATCATCACCCTGAACATGCTTGCATCTTCATTCATAGGCTCATTCTCGTTATCCTTGAATCCGACTATCGCAGAGATACAGTCCAGGATACCAGTCTGCATCTCGGCAGAAGTAGGTGCGGCGGCTGTCGTGATGTTATTAGTCAGGTCATTGTCCTGGCTTGTGGTGTTGTTGCCTTCTGCGTGGTCTGTATCAAAGAAGAATTGACCATCCTGGCAAGCTACTGACTGCCCTGTAATAAGGAGGTCTGTGAGTATTTTTGCCCAGTGCGACTGCGCTCTTCTTACAAGCTCATTGATCCTGATCTGCACCTGGCCGGTCTTGTCGCGTCTGATCTCAGACTTTAGTACCTGAAGTGTTGCCTCGAAGTGTTTGTTGACTATAGTGAGATTGCCTAACATATCAAGCATCTTTGCATTTCTGCCGCTCTTCCACTCCTGCATGGTTGGCACCTGGCCGAGCTGCTCGTATGTCTCACTGGCCTGGTCTGACTCGAAAAACATAGAGATCTCTTCCACCCAGGGTACTCCGGTGCTCTGTGAGAGCACATTGTAAAACTCTCCTTTTATTGCTCTGCTGCTCAATGCTGATAACATGCTACACCTCCTGTAAATGATTAAAAAAGCCCGAATCTGGGCAAAATTAGATTTCGCACAAATCCGGGCTTTCATTGCTCCATACAGGAGGTGACCTTTCCGAATATACTTACCCCCCACTTTCCCCTCTCCCATTTGGGAAGAGGGTAGGGTGAGGGATGTTACTTAAATTTCAACAAAGGCTTTACATCTACAACAGATCCGCCGTGACAATTAATGATAATCTGCTCAGTGTTACGATTAAGCAGAGGGACGCTGATACCTTCGTGCGTCTCCACTAATACCTTCCTCAGTGTTTCGTTGAGATAAGTCTTTGTTTTGTCGTTGCTATCGTTTGCCATCTTTTTCAATATTCAATCGTCAATAATAAATTCTAATTGCCTTACGCCTCCTGTGCCCAGGTGCCTTTCTGGTTACTGACAACCCATCCGTCCGCATCTCCTGTGCGTAGCTGCACAAGGTCTCCTCTTCTGGCCGTGGCCTTAGTGTTGAGATGGTCCTTATCATTTGTGCCTGCAATGTCAGGGGCGTGTATCATGTCTGATGCGTTTGGTGATACTGATACCAGGATCGTGCCGAATGCCCCGATATTTACTATGGTACAATTCACCGGAGTCGCTACCGCTGGCAGTGTGATCGTGATTGCATCTGTATCGACAAACAGAACCTTGCCGTTGTCTTCAATATCCAGCGTTGTGTTTCCGCTAACTGTCTCATACTCGCCTGGCGCACCGTAGAAAGAGTATGGATCAATGAAGTTATTCGCATCGTATGAAACCTCAGCCACCCCTGCTGATACAAACCTGTGAACAAAGCCGATAAATACACCCCCTACCGGATTGAATACAAAAGCATTGTCATCTGTAGCATAAACCGGCTGGTTGACGTCTGTAATAACTGCCCCGGAAACAGATAACTTGATCACACCCCTACGGCTCACCTGTACGTCAATATCCGCAGCCGAGCCGCTTGAGTTGTCTGCCTTTTCAGTACAAAAACCGACAAACTTATCTGCTGATGTTAGTGGCTGTGCATGGCCGGAAGCATCTACCAGTCCGACTGCTGACCGTGTGTAGATAATGTCAGAAGCAACAACCGGGTAAGCGCCCATGTCACCAATCACATGATCTACCTGTTCATTAACTGCTAAAGTCGTCATAATTCAATCTCCTGTTAAAATTTTAAATTCTTAAATACTTAAATTCCTATAACCTAAATACTTTAATCAACTACAGAGAGATTTTGCCTGTTTTGTTAAAAGTGGCGTCTGCCTTAAAATAGCCGACATAACTGTCAAAACCATTTTCACCAAACTCAGCCTTTAATGCTGCGCCCTGTTTACCGTCCCAGGCTGCTTTCAGCGCTTCATCCGGTGTCTTTGCTTCCGGTACTGTTGAGTCAACATTCTCCGGTGCCACCGGATCAGCCGCCTCTTCCTGGAGGTTTGTCAGGCCGCTTGCCCTCTTTTCGTTCTCAGCCTTTACAACCTGCGCAGCGGCTTCCGGGCCTGTAGTCTTGCCATCCGCCTTGAGTGTGGCTACAAGCTTCTCATGCCCTGGTATACACGCCGCCTCTACCGCCAGTACCCTTGCCAGCTCATTCTTTGCGCCAATTACCTCACCGGCTGACTGCCCTTCTGCTTTTCCCTCTACCTTACCCGCATCAAACGCCTCAGCCTTGACAGCTTCGATGCCATCCTGTGCCTTTGCTTCGCCCAGCGCCATCACTTCCTGATATATACCAGGGTGATCTTTCTGTAAGGCTTCTACAGACGGCTTTACATCCTTTCCAAACAATGACATAACCTTTTCTCCTATAAAAATTATACAATTAATTTGCACTGTCTTTATTTAACCAGCGCGTTAATACGTTCTATTAATTCATCAGGCTCTATGATGCCGTCGGCCAGCCCGGCCTCAATCCCCTGAGATCCAATAAACACCTTGCCGTCACCCATCTTTGAATTAACAGTATCCACACTTACCCCTTTAAACCTTGCTATAGTTTCAACCAGCGCATCATTTACATGATCAAGCTGCCTTTGTATATCCGCACGTCCTTCTACAGAAAGAGGTGCAAAGGCGGAGGCGATCGCCTTGAACTTGCCGGCGGTGATAGGTGTAGTCTTGATGCCCAGGCTCTTTTCAAGCCCGGATATATCAACATGATTTGCAATAGTACCGATTGAGCCGGTTATAACGCTCTCACTGGTGATGAATACATCCTCGGCTGCCGAAGCAATCAACATCGCCAGTGATGTCATCATTGTACCGGAAATTGCAATAATCGGCTTTAACGACCTGGCACCATACACCAACTCCGCAAACTCAAAGCCCCCATGCACAACTCCGCCAGGAGAATCTATATCCAGCACAATCGCCTTGACATTATCATCGCCTACCAATGCCTTAAAATCCCTGGTCATCACGTCGATTGTGGCTCCTCCGAACAGCCGGGAAAAAATATCAGCGCTCGGTGTGATGGTGCCTTCAATCTGCATGATAGCAATCTGTCCATCCATAATGAATGTTGACGGCATTTTGTCGATATCGACGTCAAGTAGACTCGCCTCTGTTTTCAATACCTCACTGTCTACAACCAGTGACTGCTTCAAATAAGACATAAAAGCGTGCTGAGTCATGCCAACCTGATCCGGCAAAATCGCCCACAACAACGGCATAGTCAATAATTTATCCATAATTTTTTACTCCCTTTTAAACTCGTAGCCTGCAACTCGTAACACGAGCCCCGTCATCCTGAGCGGAGTCGAAGGATCTCTCTATTTTTTGGTCTGTGGAGAAACCCACTTTCGCGTTTTCTTATCCTTAATCGCTTTAACTGTTGAAGCGTGAGAAGTTTTCAGTGTGAGTCCATAATCGTTATTGTTTGAATTAATAGCTAACGATCTGGACGTTATCTTGCAGTCCAACCCGTCAAGCCTGACCTCCTCAACCCTTGACAACATACCCATCATGTCGCCGGACACATTTACTAGTTGACCCATTACCTCGTTTTTGTTGTTTGTTATCCTTACCTGCCCGGCTCCAAACTTCTCCGCGCTTGCCTGTGGCGATCTGTTCTGTTTATCCCTATCACCCATACTTACGTCTCCTCAAAAAAAAATTAAAATTATTTAATCCTTATCTGCGTCCTTAATATCGTCATCGGTAACAGTTGACTTTGAATCCGCCAGTCCCAGGTCTTTGATCTGCTTCTCTTCCCGTGCAGACTGCTCAATATTCTGGTCAAAGTCCTCTCCGATAGCTGCCGCCTCTCCGGATCTGGTAGTCAGCCTCAGCGCCAGCCTCTCGCCTGCCGCCTTAGTCTCCTTGACCGGGTCAATCTGTCCCGGTGAAGGGCCGATCCATGTATTACCGAGATAAGCCTGGCGTATGATCGGATCATCGAGAAAGCCTGGCGCCGCTACCCTGCCGCGCAATACCGCCTCTTCCATCCACGCCTCATACACCGGATCACAGAAATGGTTTACCAGCCACGATCTGCGGGTGCTGAACATCTTCCACGCCAGCAACATACTTGTCCTGGCCGCTGAATAGCTTTTCTGGAAGTGCTGCACCAGCACCTCAAACGGCAACCCCAGCGCCGTACCTATCTGACGAAAAATAGCCTCTACAAACTGGTCAAAGTTCTGGTTAGGCCGTTTTGGATCTGCAAACTCTACACTCTCGCCATTTGCAAGCTTTACAAATGCACCCATGCCCATTTTATAGTCATCATCAGACGCTTTGCCACCTGTCTCTGTAGTTGGCTGGAACGGTGCCAGTCCTGTGTCTCCATCCGGAGATTTTACAAATACAGTGAAATACGAGTTGATAACCGCGCTCATGATTTCTGCATTTGTAAATTTACCCAGCTGCTTGAGTAATTCTGTGACAGGCGCTAGATACGGCACACCCCTGGTCTGGTCCGGTCTTAACTTTTCATACACATGTATAATATTCCTGCGTCCGGACTTGGTAAATACGTCCCTTTTATCCCATTTACGCGCATAAGGTGTCTTTACAGTGCCCGGATGTGTGGTGCTTATGTGATACCTTTTAGGCGCTCCGAAGCTGTCCTTTTCAACACCGGCTGTCAGTTCTGTCTTATCCTGGGTGTCATTCTCATTGCGTACCCTGTCAGCCTCAATGAGTTGTATTTTCAGGCCGTATGGTGAAGTCGGACGCACCACATTGGCCAGGAGTGCAAATACGTCGCCACTCTCAAGCGCAGAACGAAAGACCAGATTTGTGATATCGGCAAAATTGCCGCCTCTGTCCAGGGAACAATCAAGATTATCCGCCCACGACTTCCACTCCCTCTCAGTGTTTCGCTGCCACTCCTCCGCCGGATCTTCATCCATACCGAGCACTTTCCTATCAATCCGGGACTGCATCTTGAGACCGGAGCCCACCACATTGACACAATTTGTATTTATAGCACCGGTTGCAATAGGCTGGTTTCGTAACAAATCCCTGCTGCGTTCCCTTAGCGATGCCAGATCAAACAACGTATCCGCATCAGCATCTCCTCCGCCAGGCTTCCACCCATGCGACTGCCTCCGCTTCCGAGACCCGCCATGATACGCCCCCGCCTGTGCCGATACCGTACCATTTAGCTCAAGTTTTCGGCGGACAAAATCTGGCAAGGCATTGGTATTTATTTGGGGTTTCATTTATTTTTTTTCCTTTTGTTTTTAATCTTCACCATGTCGTCACATACGCCTTTATGGTTTATAGTGACGGCTTTTAAATTGCAGCAAGTCTGGTCTGTGACAAGGTTGTAACAATCCATATTAATACAATAAATCCTTGAGATCGGCTCAACACTATATCTCTCAGGCTGCATCTGTTTATCATCACTCATGGTTTTTTAACACCTCAATCATCCACCGGCGTAATGCCACTTACCTCTATCCCGCTATTTGTCTCCCTGGCCACTTCCGCCCTTAACTCTTTCCTGAACTCTCTAAGCTCCTTCAAGTCTTCTCTTGTGTAAGAACGCCCTCCAATGCTATATGATTTTCCTCTCATAACCATAGATATGGCTGTTTCGCACTCCGTCAATAAGCTGCTTGAACTCATTCGACTCTCTCCCCTTCGTTAATCATCCGCCCACCGCTTGTCGTACTGGCCGCCTCCGGAGCCGACATTTTCCGCTGCTGTTCGGCCAATCCGTCCAGCATCTGTACGATAGTAAGGTTCGGATACACGATAAAAGCCACAATGTTAAGCGCGGCTATGTTATAAACAAACAGGTCCAGCGCCTCGTTGCGCTCCCTGGTCTTTACCCATTCAAATTTCTTAAACCCCTTGACGTATTTCGTTATCTTTTTCTCAGCCGTGAGCTGCTTAAAATACTCTTCGGTCAGCGTAGTAGGAAAGTGTATATAACCTGGTCCTTGCTCTGATATAGTAAGCCGGTTAAATAGCAGGTCCTTCGCGGTATCCGTTCCAACCATGTAGAGATCTACCCCGTTTTTCTGCTTTGATGGTTTTCCGCTTATCGGCTGCCCGGCCAGGCTGGCGCCCTTGATTGCGTAGATGTTGCGACTTCCCCTCTCTTTTACGAAATCATACACCTCTTTAGTGTGATGTCCGCCTGTGTCCACTGCCGTACAAACAATCCTCATAAGTCCGCGTTCATGGATATACGTCTTCAATAGAAATTCATCCAGATTCCTCCATACTGTCGGTAGGCCCGGAGATCCCTTGAGAAATTTAACCTCCAGAACATAAGACTCCTCAAACGACGCCCAGCCCACAGTCTTCACCTCCAGGCGGTCATCCTGTACGTCAACCGCTGCCGTGATAAGCACAATATCAGAGTTGATCTGGTCAGGGAACTCCTCGCGCCTGTTATAAAGGCCGGTATACTCAACCTCCTTGCCCTGCGACTCCCATGTCTCCGCCAGAATAGTATTTGTCCACGTCTTCTGTAGCGGTTCACTCTTGAGCTTTTTGAATTTCAGGAAATCTTTTACAATTTCCTTCCATGAGATCCAGCCGATAGGCGCATACAGGGCGTTTAAGTGAAAGCCCGGGCACTGACCGTCCTCCTGGTTCTCGGCGATCCATTCGCCTTTAGCCAGCATCTCAGTTTTGTGACGCTCTTCGATAAGTGCAGCGCATGTATTACACATATAAGTAACATCGCCGATAAGGTTATACTTCTCGTCCCTCTCAAACTTTATATTCTTCCAGGATAAAACCTGCTTAGTGCCGCAATGTGGACACGGCACGTTAAACCTGCGCTGATCACTCTGGTCGTACTCCCTTTCGATCAAAGACGCCCCTGTCTCTGTGGGAGATGATGGTATAAATACCTTGCGCCTGCTGCCGAAAGTAACCGTCCTTTTCTCTGCCAGTGATACGGGATCGCCCTCGCCCTCGACGTCCAGGGGATATGCATCCACCTCGTCCAGTGCCAAATTCCTGACAGGCATCATGCGCAGGCCCGCCGCGCTGTTTGCACCTGTCAATACCACTATCCCGCCCGGATACTCTTTTGATAATACCGTGTTTCCGCTATCCTTCTCTCTGGCAGGGGTTATCCTCTCCTCCAGTACCGGTGTGTCTCTTATTGCGGGAGCAAGCCTCTGTTTAGAAAGCTTTTTTGCCATATCGACGGTAGGTTCTACTATGAGGAATGGTCCAGGACACAAGTGTATGCAATAACCCACCCAGTTAATGATCAGCTGAGTTCCGGATATCTGCGACGGTTTCATGAGGACCACCCTGTTACACGGGTGCGCAGGGCTGAGACATTCCATTATTTCTTTCATAAACGGCACACGGCTGGTCCTGTATCTACCAGGCTCCGCGCTTCCATCAGAAGAGAGGATCATGTGCTCGTCCGCCCACTCGTCTATGTTTAGTTTAGGGTCAAGCGCAAGCCCTGCCTCGAAAGCCTCTTTATAAACAACCTCAGCATTGTTGAGCATTGTCACCATTTATTCGCTTTGTAATCCCTTTTCGATTTCGTCCGTAATGATCTGCCTTACAACATTCTCGTCGTCCTCAGCTGCTACAAGTGCGGAGATCCTGTCGGGAATATTCAACATATTATCTCTCAGCTTCCTTGCCTCACTAAACGCGGCAACCTCGACATCCTTTGCCTTCACCAACTCACCAGCTTTTTCCTGGTAACTCAACTCCAATAAGGATACTTGAATCCTCTTTTCATGGGTCTTTGCCTCACTAAAAGACGACTTTTTGCTGCTGCTCTTCTTTTTCTTGACCCCGATACCTTCCGGCATTGCATTTTCGATCTGCTTATCAGCCAGATCCGGGTCAATTTTGCCGGAGTCATCAAGCGTGATTGTCCCATTCTTTACCAGCCGCCCGATATACACCTTTGATACATCCTTCATGCGCGCATACTCCGCCTGAGAAACAAGCCCCTCGTTCGGGTCCTTCTCCGCGATCGCTAACATGCCTTGGTCTGATTGTGTAGATGTATTACTCATTATTATTTCCGCTTCCTATCCAGCTGCTTCTTAAAATCAGCATCAAACACCGGCTGATAATTCTCAACAATCGTCTTATTAATAACCACTCTCACCTTCCGGCTGTTATATAATTGAGCCACACTCGGCCCCAGGAGCGATCGTCTTTTAGTAGCTTTATACGGCCGTCCGGATTTGCTTATCCTGGTAACGGTTCCCAGTGCCTTGTCCCGGAGAAAAACAAACTGCTGCTGTTGGATTCCACCCTTTCTCCATGAGGATATAAACGCACTGCTGATCTTCTTTCTTGCCTTCGTAACCCTTA